TATTGGTAATAAAGCTCCTGGACTTGAAGAATATTTTTCCCACATTTCTGTATCAACACTTCCCTCTTCATACATCCATCTTAAAGAACTTCCTAATGAAGCATTATGAACCATAATCTGGTGAGCTTTATTAATTTCTTGTTGCTTACCAACTAATGGAGCTACAGCAGACATTGGATAAGGTGTTCCCGTCCATTTATAATGAAAAGGAACAACTGGATATTCTTTAACAGTATCAGGTAATACATATTCATATAATAGCTTATCTCCAGCGATACATGTTTGCTTTATTCTCGTATTGTAAAATTGAATGCTATCTACGATATTTTTAGCAAATGATTCTTCTTTAGACAAGATATTAAATTCTTTTTCAGATACTATAGAGTTTTCTATTCTAGATTGAGCTGATTGTAATTTACTCATACATTCTTGATAATATGCTTGAAGTTGTTTTTGACTCATATCTTGAGCTTTTTTCATTTCAAGTTGATATCTTTCAGGAAGCATTTCGCCTTTTTGAACAGCCTCTTGCATTTTTTTATCTTGCTCCATTAATTCAACTTGCATTTCAGCTTGCATTTCCTGAACCATAACATCACATTGTTGCTTTATTGATGCTAATTCTTCTTTTGAAGGAGGTATTCTATAAAATACATTTATGTAAGATATTTTTATCTTTTCATAAACTTCAAAAAATTCAACTAATTGATCTTCAGATCCATCAGCATTTATCGCCATAGAAGATTGTTCATTATTATCATTATAAGCAAATAACTTTTGATCATGATCTCCTGTATTTCTATAAGAATAAGATGTTTGCATATTTTCATCGCTATTTGCAGACGATATTTTTCTTTTTTGATCTGGGAATAATTGCATTAAATGATTCTTAGGAAGAACTTTTCTTATCATTATAAATGAAGCATCTTTGAATAACATATCTCTAGATTTAGGATCTACATATAAATCAAATGGTTCAGGTTGCTGAACAACAACTTCGCCCATTCCATTATCAGCATCTTTATCTACAGATACTAATAAATACCCTATACCTTTAGTAACAGCATCATTTATAGCATTATTATATAAAGTACTTCCATTTGAATTGCTCCAAACATAATCTGCCAAATCTGAAACAACTGAAGCTACATCAGTATCACTTCCTTCAACTCCTATAGCTTGCCATCTAGGATTATTTGCAGTTGCATAAAAATTCAACATTTCTACCACAGGTAAAATTCTATTAATAGTAAAAGTAGGCATACCTTGTTCTTCTAGCTGAGTTTTTTCTTCTGCAGAAATTTGTTCATCATGCGCAAATTCATAGCTTTGCTGATTAACATTTTCCCATTGTTTTCTTGTCCAACTATTAGCCAAATTATATAATTGCCTAACTTGATCTGCTCTTTTTTTCCTAGCCATTAATACTCCTTATGGTATTTGTTTTATTAAATTATTATTCAACCTTACTAATCCTTCTGGAGGTTCGCTTCCTTCAAAAGTTATTTTTAAATTAGCATAGTTATTTCTTGTTGGCAAAATAGAAGAGCCTAAATCTGCATCTATAGCTCCTGCATCTTCCTTGCAAAAAATACCACCACCTAATCTAGACTTTCTTTTGCCAAAATTATTTAATTTGACCTTTAAATCCATTGTAAGCTCTTTTATTCTTATAGAGCTATGTGGTGCTAATGTAACCAACGGTACATCTATTTTCTCTCCATTTACAATCATTTGCATGCATTTCGGAGTACCATCCTCATTTACATACTTCCTTAAAGCCTCTATGTGCTGATTCTCTGCTAAAGCTTGTGCTTGAACCACTGCATCATAAAGACCTTTTGTTAACTGATCTAAGAAGCTTTGCTTCTGGACCTTATTCGCCACTAGGTGCTGAGCCTTTATTTTTTCCAATACCATTGTTTAGACTATCTAACAATTTCATAAGACCTTCAGGTTGCATCTGCTTGCCTTTTACAGATATTGAATATTTAGCTGATGTATCTGAGCTTCTACTATTTTCAGAATGATGAGATACTTTTCCTGTAAAAGAAGCACTATAACATCCAAATCCAGCTTTAGCTGTTAATTCAGCACTTGCATCTGTTGAAGATTTGCTAGCATTTTGAGCTGAAACTTCCATTTCAAATTCAACATCAATACTATCTACGCATAAGCTTGGAATATTTATAATAGATAATAAAGGTACATCTAATGCAACACTTTCTGATCCATCTTCATATTGAAACTTAACAGACTTAGTTTTTCCATTTTTATCCATACCTACTTCAGTGATAAAATTAGCTGTACTTGCTGCTAATGATTTTTGTCCTTCAGCAGCGGCTACTAATGGTGCTGATATTAATGTTTCTATTGGTAGTCCAGTAAACTGACTCGCTATATTACTTGCCATTTATTCTCCTTAGTATTTTTTACTTTTTTTATATTTAGTTTTTTTCCTTACAGTCCTTTTTTTAGACTTAGCAGTTCTTGTTCCATTTATTTTAGGTCTTTTACCATATGGCATAATCTCTCCTTTATTTTTGAAAGGGCTCTCCCTCTTGAGTTAATTGTCCTAGATTTGGATCTATTAGCCCTTCATCTAGCATTCTTCTATATCTATAATTTTTTCTATCAATTATTCTTTGTATGTTTTGATATGGCACTCCCATATACATACTTAAAGTATCAATTTCGCCAGGAGTCAACTCTTGAAAAATTCTATCTTCCCAAAGATCCCAAGCACTTTGTCCAGTTTTTCCTTCTCTACTATGAGGCAAATGCTTTGCTCCTGTCATATGCCCAAGTTCATGAAATAAAGTTTGTACAGACGTATAAGGATTAGCATCATAAAAAACTGTATCAGGATCTATATAACCGTAACTTTTAGCCATTAGAGGATAAGTTGTTTCAGGGATATAGTCTCTTGAATCTATACTTGGACCGACAGTTCTTTTGCCATATGAAGCTAATCCCCCCAATTCTATTTTCTCTCCATTTACAATCATTGGACTAGAACCAGAAAAGCTGTAATATTTTGTATGCTTAGGGAAATTTGATACTGTTTGTTGCCAATTTTTTCTTATAGCATCTTCAGAAAATGGAAGATAATTAATTCCCCCTTCATCTATATTAGCAGTACTTATATTTCTTACATCCCCTGGATAGTTGTGTTTACCCATACGACTATCTGCATAAGCATGTTTATAAAAATCCCACCACATATCCTCAAAAATCTTAGGTCTTCTTGCAATTACTTCTGCTACATAAGGCCCCAGCTTAGGATTTGCTTCCTTTAATCCTGTAAGCTTGTGTTCTTGTTGAGTTTCGTAATTTTCAAGATTCATTTTACTTGCTTTCTCTTATTTCAAAATGAGGGAAATCATCGAATCTATTGTCCATTACTTGAAAATCCATATCCCAATCTCCACCCCAGCGAAGTTTAATACCCATACTTCTTGCTATACCTAAAACAAAGCCAGCAAATAAAGTTTGACGTTCCCTATCTTTCCAATTCACGGGATAGGGAGTAACGTCAACGGCTTTACTAGGACTCGCATTATGTCTTCCATCGGGATAGCGAACCTTAGTTTTGCCTTCTTCAAATAACTTATTTTGCCTAGCACATGACCTATGTCCTTCTAATACAGAGCAATCTACATATTTAATTACTTCATTAAAAACTTTTTGCAACCTTTCATCACAAGTTGCCAATCTCTCTTTTGATCTTTTTCCAAATTTAGGCATTATTGATAATCCTCCTCAAGAGTTGGTATTTTTAAATAATTTAAGGGTTTTCTTATATCTCGTGGATTAGATATTTCATTTAAGTCAAAAGCATTTCCTTTGCTAAACATATCTAAAGCTATATCATTATTATATAAATCTTTTTGAGCCCCTATAGTATTCCTTCTTATACCTTCATTAGTCTGTCCTAAAAACCAAGACATTGATGGTCCATATTCTTTAGCTAGTTCTAAAGTACCATAATAATGTCTTAATGCGTCTTGCTCTCTTGAATCAATAATTCCTTGCTCAACATACTTGTTTAATTCTTTATCAACACTATCTACAATGCTAGAGGCTTCATAAAGACTTCCCATCTTTTTTACATAATCTATAAATTTAGAATAATCTACCATAATGCTCCCAAGTGATATAAATCACATTTTTTAACTATATACTAATTGCTAACTTAATAAATAAATACTTAAGCTACAACCCAATTCTTTGCTTTTGGCTTTTTCTTATACCATCCTTCTTTACTTTCAGATAACCCTTGTGGAGGGTGAGCATACTTGCAAGCATAAGCTAAAGCATCTATTGTATCATCATGAGACATACGAGGACCGAATGTCATAATCTCTCTATGTAGGTCATACTGAGTTTTCTTTATATGAACTTGTCCTACTGAAAATCTTTGTGCTAATATTTCCTGAATCCTATCTCTTTTACTCATTCTATTTCCAGGTTTTTCTTCTTTAAATGGAACAATAAACTCATTCCTTCTTCTCATTTCCGCTCTTATAGCTTGGAATACAGGTTTTGACATACTTGTATCTTCAATTGTAAATAAAGTAGGTTTATAAAAGTTGGCTATTTCAAACACATGATCAACTATACCTTTCTTACCTGTTCCAGGAATTCCTAAAACAGGAAGGGTTCTATCCCTAATATAATCTATAACATATATATTGTTATCTGGGGTTACTGCTACTGTCAATAAAACACTAAAGTCAGAGTTTCTTCTTGCTGAATCTGTAGCAGGATCAACTCCTACAAAAACACTACAAGGTTTAGGATCGTCTCCTTCGGGAATGATATAAGATACTCCTTTTTCTTTATCTAATAAAAATTGACCATCCCAATATTTAACATGATCTCTATTGAATATAGAATCTTCTTCTGATTGAACTTCCATCATATATTCTTGATAGAATTTTTGAGGAGTTCCAGAATCTTGATAAAACTTTTTCTTTCTCTCCATTTCCTTGTGACCAAACCATGAAGGCCATAAAACAGAGCCATCATCCTGTAAAGCTTTGTATGTTATCACCTTCCAACTATAATCTTCTTTTCTTTTTAAAGCTTGCTCATATCCTATTAAAATCTTTTGAATGAATGCATCATAATGTACAGGCGTACCATTGATTCTAAGTCTACCTGTTTTTGGCTCTAATGCTGGGAATACTACAGCTGTTACTAGGTTTGATATTTTTGATCTTGATTCTGGGGTGATTGTGTTATTTTCGTCTTCAAAATCATCCAGCACGATAAGATCATACCGCTTATGAAGCTTAGCCCCGCCACGAATACCACTAAGATTAGATTTAGAAATAAGCTTACACCCGTTTTTGAGTTCGATATCATCTTCTGTCCACTTCCTTCCTTTTAAATCCCCAAAATAGTATTTTATCTTATCATTATACTCTATATGATATTTTATGTAGTCTAAGTTTGGAATTGATATTTTACTTGATGCAGCTACCCATCCATAAAATAAAGGATCATTATGTGCAAATACAAAATCATGGAGTATATTACACTTAGTCAAAACCGTCTTTCCATGACCCCTGGGTAGAATAACTGCTAATTGTCTTACTGATAAGTCTGAAACAGCATCGGCTACCTCATAATGAAAAAAGGGAGTCTCAGATCGCATAAAGTCATCTGCAAGAAATAGCTTTCCAAATGCAATAAGATCCTGATGAGCTAATCTTAATTCATCCTCCATCTTACTTACATTATGTAAATTTATATTACTCAATTTAATCTTTTGGTTTTTTCTTAGCCCATTCTAAAAAGTTTTGAAATTCTCTTTTCTTCATGCTATTAAAGACTTCACGATCTGATTTGATTTGCTTAACAGATTTTTTATTTCTACTTTTAATCCTATCTAATACTGTTCTCCTAAAATTTTCAAAATCAGACTGCATTTTCATTCCACCTTTTATTTGTGTAGACATAGGTGGATTCTTATATGGAATTCGTGGGCCCGCAGCTTCAAATCCTTCAGTATAGGCTTTATCAGCAGGACCAATTCTTCTATTTTTATTATAAAAATCGTCTATAGAAAGCCATTTAGGAGCAGTTCCCTTTTTAAATTCAGGATAGGCACTCGCAGGAGGTGGATTAAACGATCGATTCCTTTTATATATTTCCTTTGTAAAATCAAGCAATTCTTTCTCATCTTGCCATTTGACAAAATAACGACCTAAACCGCTACCCGCTACACCATAACGAGGTGATCCTTGAAGCAAGTTATCAAGATATTTTACTAAACCTTTTGTTCCTTTACTACCAGCTCCTCCACCATATGCTATAGCTGCTAATCCTGCAACATCTATAGGACTCATCTCTCCTTCTTCTCCAAATATATCTTGCAAAGGATCAGATAAAAAGAAATCAACTGCCTCTCCTACTCCAAACTGAGGAACAACATTAGTCATGCCTGTACCTTGCCAAAGAGGATCTATTGATCTAGACTTATCAGTCTGCATAGTCCGATCTGTAATCATATCTAAATTTTCTCCTAACCAATTGGCTAGTTCAGGTAATTCTACAGCTTCGGCTGCTTGAGAAACATAAGGCACATTTCCTGTTAGCTCATTAATAGCCATACCTGGGCTAGGTATATATCCTAATGGATCTTCTGGGCCGTATGGAATAAATCCACCTAAACCTATACCTCTTTTTTTAGATGCCTCATCTAATATTCCAAGAACTGCATTTAAAGCACTTTCTCCTATTCCTTGACCTTCTGGTCCAAATATGTCACCTGTTCTTGTAACGTCTTGTTCTGCAGTATATTTTAAATCTTTTGCCATTATTTTAACTCCTTAGGTCTTTTAACCCCTTCTATTTCATGTTTATCAAATCCCTGAAAAACAGCGCCTGATATTTGAGTAACAGAAGTTTTATTTTTATCTTCTAAATCCATAATATCTGATAACTTAAATAATGCCTTTAATTTTGTTTCATCTTTTTCTGAACTAAAGGCTATTTGATTAATCGCTCCTATAATAGAGGACTCATCTATACCTAATGCGTTTAATATCGGCTTTAACTCTTCCTTCATAGCTGTCTTTATCCTTGTTGTTTTTACTAACTGTCCAGCACGCAATCCTGCATAGTGCGGGTCATTCGTCGGAAATGCCTTTAGATACGCCTTGCGAGCATCCATACCAGATGCCATATACTGGACAAATATTTCTTCTCTCGTTGAAAGATTCTCCCTTTCTTCCAATCTTTCATTTCTCTCTACATTACCACCTAAACTATATATATTAACACGCCTAGAGGTATCCATCTTATTCTTTTCAGACACAACAAAAGTTCCTGTACATGTGCCTATATAATCAACTTGGCGGACCTTACCCTTAGGTTTCATCATAGTCCCCCTTCTTAATATCTGGATAACACATCCATCGTCAGCTAGGACCCAATCGCTTATACGACCATCCCTCCAATCCTCGATATACCTGATCTCCCCAGGTACTTCTTCCCTAGTATCGAAGACGGTATGTGTTATTCCATTTACTTTGTAGTTTCTCATATATAATACCCAATCCCCGCTAGGGGTTTGGAGCTAACTAATTCCAAGTATATCACTATCAGCCTCTTCTTCTAAAAATCTTCCCATTTCATCTGGGATTACTACAACTTCATCCCCTATATCTAAGGAATAACCTAAATCTGCATATTCTGATAAATGTTCAATCTCATCAGTTTTAATATTGTATACTATTCTTAAAATATATTCTTTCTTATTATCTGCCATAATTGTCTCCTTTTGGATAGACTAAGCCCCTGTAAAGCCAGAGACTTTTTTTAAGAATTTTAATCATGAATTTCGTCTAAGCCAGTTATTCGCTCCCATACTCAAACTTATATCATAACACTTTTTATCGGTTATCGGGGACAATTCAATCAACTATTGTGAGGATCTATAACCCGACTTCTGACCCATCTAGCAGAACCATTGCAGGGGTACTATCTGGGTGATATTTAAAAAAGCTAAAATACCGATATCAAAATATAAGTTATAATATTTTATAAAACAAAGAGGTTTTAAAAATTGTAGCATTTTAGTGTGTGGTCTTTTTCTATATGGGTACCCCCTAACAGGGGATTTTCACTATCGTGATTACGTTATTTTTGATTTAGAATTATTTGGATTTTAAATTAATAAGAAGGAGATCTAATGAGAGTTAGTTTATATATGATAAACATATGGAATATTAATACTGAACAAGATGCACTAGATGTAGTTAAGTCTCTTGGTACTATTACAACTGAAACACTAGGGATATCTAATCCTTATCGTAAGAGGAAAGTAATGAAACAGTTGGAGTCTAAGATGGAGATGGTAAGAAGTCACTGCTTTATTAATAAATGGCAGAAACCTTTAGATGAGATGAAACAGTACTTTGACATCATGCGAGAGGCTAAGGACAGTGAAGAGAGATTATCTAGTCAGTTATGGGAAATAGCAAGAAGATAATAGTTAAAGGGTAGCTTATACAGTACCCTTATACTACTTATTACACTACAATTCATGTATGGTATGGAGAGATGATGTATATGATGTATGCGGATGCACATGATATGTATTGTCTCTTCACTCCTAGTATATATATACCAACTTATACTTAACTATAAATAAAAATACATAACTATTATCATATGTCTTAATGATTAGGATATATACTTATTATTAAGGGGGGAGGCAGAAGTATATAAGCAAAACAATCCCTGAAATAATATGATAGTTTAAAAGCATAATGCATAATAGGTTAACATATTGTGTATTATGACCTGGGAATAAAATGTCAGTGGGTAGAGTTTTTGGACAAACCTTTAATGTATTCTCTGCTCACACACTTTGATGTCAAATAAATATTATGAGGTAACAATGATAAATAAAAAGATATACAAGAACTTTAATAACTGTGATAATTGCTATGAAGACAAGAACTTTATAAGGCAGGATAGAAGTAAGTTTATAGATCCTAGGTGGGAATCACATATTGAATA